GGCGGGTGACCAGCCCGGTGTCGGGGTGGACGGAGTCCCCCGGGCCGACGGCGGGGACGATCTCACCGTCGGGGCTTTCCGCGGTCAGCGGGGCGCGCACGGCCCGGCCTTGGCCGTCCACGCCCGTGGATGTCGCGGGTCCGATCGGCGCGAGTTCGTAGGTGATGCGCCGCAACCTGGCCTTCAGGCCCCGCTTGGGGTCCTCGGGCAGCTCCCACGCGAAGTGGACGCGTTCCGGGTACTCGCCGCCGTCGTCGTCCTCACCGATGACGGGGAAGTAGAAGCCGGGGTCGACGGAGCGCAGGGCAACGCGCTGCTTGCGCGGATTCCAGGCCAGGCGGTACACCCCGTCCCCCAGGGCTACCGCCTTGCGTTCGGTCTGCTGCATCCGCATCGCCAGCAGCTCGATGTCCGCCCACTCACGCAGCAGGTCCTGGACGTGCTCCGCAGCCTGCCCGGCCGGGTCCGTGTCGGTGCCGTTGTCGCTCTGCTCGGCGCCCGCCACCGTAATGTGCTGCTCCCGCCCCAGAACGTGGGCCAGGAGCGTGTCGACGACCATCGCCGGGTCACCGAACTCGCGGCGGTCGCGGGCGGCATCCCCGTCGATAACCGCGGCCAGTTCGGCGGCCTGGTTGTTGTCGTAGGCCGTGAGCAGCTTGTAGGCGGCCAGTCGCCGCTCGTCGTCGGCGGGCACCCACATGGCCTGCGCCTCGGGGAACACCCGCCGGTTGGGCATGCCGCGCGCGGGGTCGCTGAACACGGGCTTGTAGTTCAGCCAGCTCCAGCCGTCGATGACGAGCCGCCGGCACCCGGCAATGAGGCCCACAGCGCACCCTTCCACTTCAGGCCCCGCGCCTGGTGATCAGAGTACGGGCAGCGTGGGATCAGGTTCCCCCTGCTTTCCGGGCATGGTGCGCTTCCCACCGTCGTAGTCGACGGCGAGTCCTGCGGTGACGAGATCGCTGTTGAGGCTGTGGGTGCTGGCGACGATCGTTCCCAAGATCCTTCCGTACTTCTCCGTCCTATCCTTCACCGTGCGCAGGAGCAGGTCAGGCCCGTGCTGCTCCAGCCAGGCCTTGGTGTAGGCGGTGGCCTCGTCGCCGGCGATGGTGCCGTGCTCGGCGCAGTTGATGCCCAGAAGGCGGATGCGCTGCCGGACGTGGATGTCGAAGCCGACGTCCACGAGTAGGGACACAGTGTCGCCATCGATGACCTTGTCCAGGCGTGCGGCGTATTCATACATGGGTGTCTCCCAGGGGTTAGCGGCGCCCGGCGAGGCGCTGGTCGGTGTAGCTGGTGGTGCCGAGGCCCTGTGTGGCGGGGTCGGCAAGCTCGGTCAGGGCGTGCACGGCAGCGTCCATACGGTCCGGGGAGTCCATGCCGGGCAGCCAGGTGACCATCTGGCCCTCGAGCTCGGTGAACTCGCCAACGTGGTGGATCTTCCCTTGGCGGTACAGCTGGGCGATGGGTTCGGCCCGCAGTCGTTTGCCCTGCTTGGCGTGCACTTCGAGGATCACGGGCATCAGCAGGCCCTTGGTCTGCCCCTCACGCTGGAGCTCCGACCAGGCCTGGGTGACGATCTGCCGGGCCATGTCGCCACCGAAGTTGTTCTCCACGATGATCGCGTCGGCCTGCCGGTCGATGGCGAGTTGGCAGACCTCGGTGCCCCAGGTGTCGGCGCCCATGGTGCGGGAGCGGTCGTCCAGGACGTAGAGGTGGCCGTCTCGGTCGCGGGCTGCGGAGACGAGGCCGACTTCGTCGTTGCGCATGGAGTCGCCGCCGGCGTGGTCGACGGCGACGACGATGCGGGTGGGGGTGATGCCGGGCCAGGCTTCGGGGTTAATGCGGTTGCCGGTGATCCATGCCCACTTCCACACGCCGCCTTCGAGGGGGCGGGGCTTTTGCTGGTAGAGGGCGTACCAGACGCGTTCGCCGACGGATTCGCGGGTGTCGGCGAGTTCCTGGGCGTCGTACTGGGCGGGCCACAGGGGGGTGCCGATGGCTCGGCCGATGGGGTCGTTGTCGCGGTCGGCGATGGCGGGGAGGTCGATCTGGAGCCATCGGTGGGGTTCGTGTGCCAGGAGCCGGCCGGACAGGTCGTCTTCGTGCCAGCGCGTGTTGATCAAGATGATGGAGGCGCCGGGGGCACGGCGGGTGAAGAAGACGGAGCGGTACCACTCCCAGACGCGGTCGCGTTGGGCTGGGCTGGATGCGTCATCATGCCCTTTAAACGGGTCGTCCACTATGCCCAAATTGAAACCTTTTCCCGTAAGTGCCCCTCCGACACCAGCAGCCACCAGCCCGCCCCGGACGGAAGATCCGCGCTTCTGCTCCAGGTCAAAGCGGTTGGCCGCGCGCGACCCAGCGTGCAGCCGGATGCCCAGCGGCCCGGTGTACTCGTGCAGTTGATCGCGAACCCATCTGCCGTGGTCTTCCGCCAGGCTGGCACCGTGGCAGGCGATCATGATCCGGTGCTCCGGATGCCGCCGCAGGTACCAGAGCGGCCCCCACCGTGAGGCCCTCTGACTCTTTCCGTGCCGAGGGGGCATGGTGAGCATGACCTGGAGCCTCTCCCCCGCCGCGATACGCCGGAACGCCCCGTCGATGAGGTCCAGATGGGCCGCCTGCTTCTCCCGGCCCTCGGTGAGGACCGCGGCGAGCGCCCCCGGGGAGCGGTCCATGGCGACCTGCCGCTCGATGTAGGCGAGCTTGGGGCGCAGTTCGGTGCTGGCCCGTTGGGCGATCCGGCGGCGCTGGTCGGGGGGCAGCGTGCGGTAGTGGGCGAGCAGCGCGGCCTCTCGGTCAGGCGTCGCTGTCGTCATCCTCATCCTCGTCGCTGTCGTCCGGCAGGTCTTCGTATTCCTCGTCGTCCTCGTCACGGTCGAACGCGGGGATCTCGGCGTTCTCCTGATCGGCGATGCTGATCAGCGCGGACAGTTCAGCCAGGTCGCCGCCACCGAAGGGGATCGCGCCGCCGTCCGGGCCGGAGATCTCGGTGCGCACGGGCACCTTGAGGCCGAACAGGTCGGTCAGGTCGGCGATGTACTTGCGGGCCTGCTCGCCGGCCTTGATGTCTCCCTCTGCGGCTTCGTCCCATACGGCGCGCAGGAGATTCTCCAGCCGGGCGCCTTGGATGTACCGGTACGTTTCGGCGTCCTGGATCTCCAGGGAGCGGGCCTTCTTCACGGCGCGCGACAGGTCGGACCGGGCGGTGGCGGGAGAGATGTCGAAGTGCTCGGCGATCTGGGCCGCAGTCCTGCCCTGGACCTTCATGAGGAGCATCTGGCTACGTCGTTGGGCTACGAGTGCCTGCTTCGCTTTGGATGGTGGCATCGGGGCGGGCTCCGTGGGGCGACGGTGGGCATGCGGTTATGGCGGCCCCGCGCCTTGTCACAGATGATCGCCGATATTCGCATTTGGGTTCCCCCCGCCCGTTCTGGGGTTGGACCATGCGCGCTATGAGAGAGATGCGCTGGAGGGGGGCCGTGGCCGCTTGTGTGGCTGCCGCGGTGGTGGTGTTGGGGGGCTGCGGAGGCGGCTCGGAGAAGGATGCGAAGGCGCCGGGAGCGTCGTCTTCCGTGCCTGCGGTGGAGTCGTCGGAGCCTGCGGTGCCGGAGAGCACGGAGCCGGAGTATCCGCCGGGCCCGGAGGGGGAGATCGACCGGAAGGCCGACGAACAAGGCTGGGTGTACGACGACAGCCTGTATGCGTCGGCGTCGGAGTACGTGCAGGACATGTGCGACTCCCTGCCGGTGTCGGCGAAGGACGGGGCGTCGCGGCCGCAGTGGCTGGCGGAGGGCGGATACCTGGCGGATGACGGGGAGGCCATCCTCAAGTTCGGGGTGCCGAAGCTGTGCCCGAAGTGGACGAAGACGGTGAAGCAGGCCGCGTCTGGGGACTACGAGCGGTGGATCTCGTCGGGCGAGTACGAGGTGACCGCGCACCCGAAGCCGTACGACCCGGATTCTGACTCGGATGTGCAGGAGATCGGGCCGGGCACGTACCAGGCGAAGGGCGAGTTCTCGGAGTGCTACTGGGAGCGGACGTCGCAGTCGGGGGACATCATCGCGAACCAGTTCGTGACGCAGGCGCGGGTGTTGACGGTGACGCTGCGGGTGGGCGAGCTGTTCAAGAACGAGTGCGGGACGTTCCGGCCGCTGGGCTGAGCCGGGCGTGAAACAGCCCCGCGATCGCCACTGGGGGTGGATGCGATCGCGGGGCTGTCGTGCTCGGGTTGCCGGGGGGATGGGCGTCCCGAGCGGTCTGGGGGTGTGTGCACGGCCCAGGGTTCCGCCTGTTTACAGGGGCGCGGGGACGTCCTAGAAACTGGAGTTTCCTCCGGGCCGTGCACTTCTGATCGTGGCGTACGGGGCGGGGTTTGTCTGAGCCGCGTTCCCCCCCGGCGGGCGGGTCACTGCCAGGGCGGGCGGCCGCCGTTGGCCCACTGCTCGAGTCCGTGGCCGTTGATGAGGGCCAGGCGGTTCGGGCCGAGTTCGTTGTTGGTGGCGTAGGCGTCGGCGGTGAAGTCGCTGG